ACTATATGTACCTTCAGTGGTCTAAGATAGATATCGGTCTTCCTGACTTCCGTGAGTCTAACAGAATATTCTACATCTATTGGGAGGCATGTAAGGCTGACGAGCGTTCGTTTGGAATGTGTTACCTTAAGAACCGTCGTAGTGGATTCTCGTTCATGAGTTCTGGAGAGGTGTCTAACTTAGGTACAATCTCTAAAGATTCTAGGCTTGGGATACTATCTAAGACTGGTCCAGATGCCAAGAAGATGTTTACGGATAAGGTTGTTCCAATAGTAAGGAACTACCCATTCTTCTTCAAGCCTGTGCAAGATGGTATGGATAACCCAAAGACAGAACTTTCGTTCAGGGTTCCTGCCTCGAAAATTACCAAGAAGAGTATGAACGAGGAGAAGACTGAAGATATCGAAGGTCTTGACACGACTATTGACTGGAAGAATACGGCAGACAACTCATACGATGGTGAGAAGCTTATTTTACTTATTCATGATGAATCTGGGAAATGGCTCAAGCCTGATAACATATTGAATAACTGGCGTGTAACAAAGACATGTCTTCGATTAGGATCTAAGGTTATTGGTAAGTGTATGATGGGTTCTACATCAAACGCACTAGAGAAGGGTGGTAACAACTTCAAGAAGTTGTACATGGATTCCAACCCTAAGATTAGATCAGCCAACGGACAGACTAAGTCAGGGTTATACAGTCTATTTATACCTATGGAGTGGAACTTTGAGGGATATATTGATCAGTATGGATTCCCAGTGTTTGAAGACCCTAAGACTCCTGTATTAGGTATAGATGGTGAGATGATAGACAACGGTGTTATTACTTACTGGAATAACGAGGTTGCAGCACTTAAGAACGATTCTGATGCACTTAACGAGTACTACAGACAGTATCCTAGGACTGAGTCACATGCGTTCAGGGATGAGTCTAAGCAGTCACTTTACAACTTATCTAAGATATACCAGCAGATAGACTACAACGACTCTCTTATTAAGGAGCGTGTACTAACTAAGGGTAACTTCCATTGGAAGGATGGTGTGCTAGACTCTGAGGTTATATGGACACCAGATCCAGGAGGTAAGTTTACAGTATCGTGGTTACCACCACCTGAGTTAAGGAACAAAGTAATAACAGATAGACACGGAAAAAAGCGTCCTGCAAATGAACACTTGGGTGCATTTGGATGTGACCCTTACGATATATCAGGAACTGTAGGAGGTGGAGGATCTAACGGTGCTCTTCACGGACTTACTGGGTTCCATATGGAGCCTAACGCTCCAACGAATCAGTTTGTATTAGAGTACGTTACACGTACACAGACAGCGGAGATATTCTTCGAGGATGTCCTTATGGCTATTATATTCTACGGTATGCCAATACTTATTGAGAACAATAAGACTAGACTACTGTACCACATCAAGGATAGAGGGTATAGGGGTTATTCACTGAACAGACCAGATAAACACATTTCTAAGCTCTCTAAGACAGAGTTAGAGCTTGGTGGTATACCTAACTCATCTGAGGATGTTAAGCAGGCTCACGCCTCATCTATAGGTACTTATATCGAGCAGTACGTAGGGTTTGATCAAGAAGGTACGTATAGAGAACCAGACGAGATGGGTAACATGTACTTTACCAAGACTTTAGAGGATTGGGCAAGGTTTGATATAAACAATCGAACAAAACATGATGCCTCGATTAGTTCAGGACTTGCTATTATGGCTACTAGAAAGAACATGTTTCAGGTAAAGGAAGAAAAGTCAAAAATAAATATTAATTTTGTCAGATACAACAACAGTGGCAACATTAGTCAATTAAGAAAATAATGGATAGCAAACCATCGGTAATTATAAGTAACTCTCCATTCCCAAACCAGTACGCAACTGATGCAGAGAAAAAAACTAAAGACTACGGTCTTAGAGTTGGTAAGGCAATTGAGGGTGAGTGGTTTAAGCGAGTTAACGCAGGTAGCTGTAGATACTACGATCAGTACTTAGAGTTTCATAAACTGAGACTTTACTCTCGTGGTATGCAGCCAACACAGATGTACAAGGACTTGCTTGCTGTTGATGGTGACCTTTCTTATATGAACTTAGACTGGAAGCCAGTTCCAATCATACCTAAGTTTGTTGACATTGTTGTAAATGGTATGGCTGACCGTGAGTATGCCTTGAAGGTAGAGTCACAAGATATTTCGTCAGCAGAGAAGAAGAACTTATTCCAAGAGATGGTTGAGGCTGATATGTTGGCCAAAGACTTCTTAAAACAAACTAAAGAACAGTTCGGTATTGATGCGTTTAACGTCCCAGAGGACGAACTCCCTGAGAATGATGAGGAGCTTTCATTGTACATGCAGCTTAAGTATAAGCCAGCTATTGAGATAGCTGAAGAGGTTGCGATCAATACTTTGTTAGAGATGAATGACTACGGTGACGTAGTTAAGCCACAAGTAGACAGAGATCTTACTGAGATAGGTATAGGATCTGTTAAGCACTCGTTTAATGTTGGATCAGGAGTTGCAGTTGAGTACGTTGATCCTGCTGCACTTATTTATAGTTACACAGAGAAGCCTGACTTCTCAGATATATATTATGTTGGTGAGGTTAAGCAAGTTCACTACACTGAGCTTCGTAAGATTAATCCATCGATTACAGATGAAGAACTTAAGGATATTAAGAGTTCTGGATCTGCGTGGTACAACTACTACCCAATCATCAGAACTTTCCAAGACGATGTGTTTGACGATGAAGTAGTTACGTTGTTGTACTTTAACTACAAGACAGAGAAACGATTCGTATATAAGAAGAAGTACCTTGAAAATGGTGGCGAACGAGTAATCCGTAGAGATGAGACGTTTAACCCAGAGTCAGAGAGCGAGATGTTCGAACGACTTGACGTTACTAAGGAGGTATGGTACGAGGGTGTACTTGTGTTAGGTACTAACACTGTCATCAAGTGGAACATGCTTGAGAACATGGTTCGTCCTGATGCAGCTACAGAGAAGGCATTGCCTAACTATGTAATGTTTGCACCGAGTATGTACAAGGGACAGATTCAGTCGTTAGTTAAGCGAATGATTCCTTTTGCTGATCAGATCCAGCTTACACACTTGAAGCTACAGCAGGTAATGGCACGAGTAGTTCCTGATGGGGTATTTATTGATGCAGATGGTATCGCTGAGGTAGATCTTGGTACTGGTGCAGCATACAACCCAGAGGACGCACTTAAGTTATACTTCCAGACAGGATCCGTTATTGGTAGAAGCTACACTGGTGACGGTGAGTTTAACAACGCACGAGTTCCTATCCAAGAACTTAACAGTAACAGCGGTCAGAGTAAGATGGCTGCTCTTATAAATAACTACAACTACAACCTTAATATGATACGTGATGTCACAGGTCTTAATGAGGCTCGTGATGGATCTTCTCCTGACCCTAATGCATTGTTAGGTGTTCAGAAGTTAGCTGCTCTTAACAGTAATGTTGCTACACGTCATATCCTTCAAGGAGGGTTAATGATTACTAAACGACTTGCTGAGTGTTTGTCACTTCGTATTGGAGATATTTTACAGTACGCTGACTTTAAGGATGAGTTCGCGATGCAGATTGGTAAGTATAACCTTGCTATTCTAGATGATATTAAGAACCTGTACCTTCACTCCTTTGGAATATTTATAGATGTCGCACCTGATGCTGAAGAAAAACAACAGCTTGAGGCAAATATCCAGGTGTCACTAGGTAGAGATCAGATTGATCTTGAGGACGCTATAGATATCCGAATGATTAAGAACTTGAAGCTTGCTAACGAGATGCTTAAGGTTAAGCGTAGACGCAAGGTTCAGAAACAGCAGGAGCGTGAAGATATGCAGCAGCAGATGCAGATGCAGATCAACATGCAGTCACAAGAAGCAGCAGCAGCTCAGAAACAGCAGACTGCTCAGATTGAGGCTCAATCTAAGATTGCTATTAAGCAGAACGAAGCGCAACTAGATATGCAAAGAATGCAGTTTGAGGTTGACAAGAAGAAAGAGCTTATGGCTCTTGAGTTCGAGTATAACATGCAGCTTAAAGGCATTGAGACTGAAGGATTAATGAAGCGTGAAAAAGAGCGTGAGAAGGCTAAGGATAAACGAGTAGACTTACAGGCAGAACGTCAGTCAGAACTTATTAATCAGCGTAAGAACAACCTTCCTCCAGTTAAGTTTGAGAGTACAGAAGACTCACTTGGCGACTTTGATATGGAGTCGTTTGAACCTAGATAATTATGAGAAAGAATAAAGCAAAAATAAATCCTTACTTATCTGGTACTGCTGGAAAGTCTGGATTTGATGTTAACTATGGTGTATCAGTAAGCAAAGGTCCTGTAACTTTAGATGTTAGTCAGAGTGCAGGGACTGGATATTTACCTGAGACAGATGTTAATTTATCAGTTTCTATTCCTATTACAAAAAGAGTAAAGGACAAGCGTAAAAAATTGTAATGGCTTATATAGAGCATAACTTCTTCCCTTTAAAAGTATTCGTAAGGAACGAGTACATGTATCAGTTTAAGAAAGGATTTGGGGAGTTTACTGAAGGTGTTGTAATATCTGTTAGGTGTATGCCTGGGCAGGCGGCATTGTTTCAGGTACTTTTAGATAACGGTGTTATGCGTGATAAGTTACCTAGCCATGCTTTATTAACTGCACCAGAACTTCCAACTCCAGATTTGCCTTTCCATGTGCTACAGATATGGAACTGTTTCTCTTATAGATTCACAATCACACAACTTTCTTATGTGTACGACACTCCTGTTGAGGTGTACATGAAAGACAGAAATTGGTATAAGGGTAGCTACTACGCTACAATTAACTGGGGGTCTAACGACATTAATACAGATGTTACTTTAGCTGAAGATCCGCTAGAGCATAAGTCGCACCATATAATACTGCTTGACAACGGTCAGATAGCACTACAGCCTAATAATAGGGTTAAGTGGTCTGAGCCATCGTTTGTAACTAAGCCGTTCCCTGAGAAGCCTGACTACTTGGTGAATGATGCGTACTTTAACTGTGAAGGTTTTGAAAAGTGGAGTACAGAAGACTCTTACTTAATGTTTTACGATAATAAATAAGTTATGAAGAAAGGACTATACGCAAATATTCACGCTAAGAGAAAGCGTATTGAGCAGGGTTCAGGTGAGACCATGCGTAAGCCAGGTACTAAAGGTGCACCTACAGCAAAGGCATTTAAAGAATCTAAGAAAACAGCTAAGAAGAAATGAAAGATTCTAGACTAGAACGAGCAGGAGTCACTGGATTTAATAAACCTAAGAAGACCCCAAGTCATCCGACTAAGTCACATATCGTTGTAGCTAAGGAAGGTGATACTATAAAGACGATACGTTTTGGACAGCAGAATGTAAAGACTAATCAAACAGTTGGGCAACGTGAGGCATTCAAAAGTCGTCACGCTAAGAATATCGCTAAAGGTAAACTATCAGCAGCGTACTGGGCAGATAAAGTAAAGTGGAGTCCAAGCAAGACTGCATCACCAAGTAAGAAATGGATTAAAGGATCATGAAAAGTATAAAAGTACCAAAACCGAAGTCGCCAAAGGTTCCTAAAGTTAGGGTTCCAAAAGCACCAAAACCTAAGATGCCAAGCATCATTAAAAGACTTAAAAGTCTATATTAAAAAATTAACTAATTTTGTAATCAATTAAAATCTAATATAATGGAAGGGGAATTTAAAGTAAGAGCTGTAGACTTTGAAGAAAAGTCACTAGTAGAGTTAGAGACTCAGTTAGTAGAGCAGCATGAAAAAGAGGTAGCTGAACAGAATGGTGAGGCAGTAGTAGAGGAAACTCCACAAGTAGATCTAAGCCAAGAAGAAAATACAGCTGCGTATAACATTGACGACGAGGTGGTTGTAAACCACATCAGAACAAAATACGGAAAGGAAGTTAACTCTATCGATGATTTATTTCAGGAGCGAGTTGTTCAAGAAGAGTTAGAAGAGGATGTTGCTGCCTTCCGTAATTATAAAAAAGAAACTGGTCGAGGACTGGAGGACTTTCTAAAACTCAACAGAGACTTAGATTCCGAAAACCCTGACCGACTGTTAGCTGATTACTACCGTGAGAACGGTGATGACGATGAAGACATCGAGTACAAGATGAGTATGTATGAGTACGACGAGGATCTTGATGACGACAAAGAAATTAAACAGAAGAAGCTACAGAAAAAACAAGAGCTGAAGAAGGCGAAGGAGTACTTTAACAGTCTTAAGGAACAGTACAAGGTTCCTCTTGAGTCAAGAGAAAGC